GTAGGCGGTCGTGCCAAAGGCATAGAGCATCTAGAAGACTATGTTTTTAGAGAAGGAGTGGCTGGTATTGTCAAAGCATTGGCCATTGCCCAGCATGCTGCTGAATCTCCAACCACCACTACCACTGCCAAATGGGATGGCAAGCCTGCTGTGATCTTTGGTCGCAAACCAGCCACAGGCGAGTTTGTGCTGACAGATGGGTCAGGGTTTGAGGCCAAAGGCTATGATGGTCTTGCTACCAGTCCAAAGATGATGGCTGATATTCAAAGCAATCGTTCAGGTGATAGGACTGAACTGATTCAAATCTATGCCAGATTGTTCCCAGTATTGGACGCAGCCTTGCCTGAAAGTTTTAGAGGTTATGTCAAGGGTGATTTGTTGTACATGCAGCGCCCTCCTGTTGTAGCGGGCAACTATGTGTTTCAGCCCAACACCATTGAATATCGTATTCCAGTAAAGAGTGCAATGGGCCAACGTATTGCCAACAGCAATATTGGTATAGCTGTGCATTCCATGTATGCTGATGTGGGAGAGCCTCGTCAGCCGTTGAAGGGCATAGTGTTCAACGAAGTTCCAGGACTGTTACTAGAGAGCCCTGCCACTCCCAAAACACTGGTGTTAGATGCTGGGATTGTAAAACAGCTTAATCAAATTGTTCGCACTTACGGCAACAGCATGAAAACATTGTTCAATCCTGCTGAACTAAGAGCCGCAAAGATCACAGATCTGTTCAAACTGGCAGTGGATTTTATCAACACCAAGGTGGGTGCACCACTGGATCCAGCCAATCAGCTGGTTGTGGAGTTTGGTCATTGGTTAAAAAATCGTGTCACTGCTCGCAAGTTTGACAACATTGTGGAATATCTAAACAGTCCTTCTAGCAACATCGAAGCACTGGGGGCTGCATTCTCTGCGTTTGAGTTGCTGCATGCTCTCAAAGTGGATCTAAAAAATCAAGCAGATGTTGCCAACCCTGGCGGCGAAGGCTGGGTCATGGCCACCCCTGCAGGCTATGGCAAGTTGGTCAGTCGCTTTGATTCTGGTGCATTTGCTGCTCAAAATCGAGCTAGAAACAATCCGCAACAGGCGTGATTTTTGCCAAACGGCTAAATAAAAGCAGAGTCAACAGACTCATAACTTAAAGGAAATTATTATGGCTTATTTTACCCCTGTAAACGGTGATGCTCAACCGGTATTTGCAATTGACGTACAGAACGGTCCAGTTGCTCCAAGTACAAGCACATCTGCTACCCCAGTTAACTTGGCTGGTCCAAAACTGGACTTCTTCCAAGTGACCTGCGCTAACACCAACGCCACTCTGCAAGGTGTGAACGGCTACGTTGCCAACGTTGTTCGTGCTATTCAACAAACTTCTACAGTTGCAATGTATCAAGTTGACGGCACACAGATCAGCTTTGGCGTGTTCCCAACAGGCGCTTTTGCCAACGCCACTGTGTTCTTGACTGCTGCACAAACTGCTAACGCCGCTGGTGTTAACGGTGCTTCTAGCGCAACCAACGTTGGCTTCAAGCTGGCTACTTCTTAATTGACTCACTGAGTTGATAGCAACCCTGGACGTAAAAAATCCAGGGTTTCTTTTTGAACTTAAATATCTGCCTAATGCGAATACAGTGCAGAACACTTTTTGATTGCAGCCACACAGGAGTGACAGGTCACTTTAGAACCAGTGAACTGCCATTTGAAGACTTGGCTGGACAAATTGTGACAGATCAAGCTACTTGGAATCACAGCAGAAACCAGCAACGCAACTGGGAAACTTTGCTACAGATACTAGGACTTAGAGCTCAGCCCATGGACTTGGTCATGCCAGTGTATCGCAATCACGCTTGGGAATTTGAATTTCGTATCGAAGCTGAAGATGTGTATCGTGTGGGCGACAACAGCCTAGCTGGGTTAATGCAAGATTGCGAAGGGGTACCAATGGTCACAGGTTTGACAGAAGCTCAGGGTCTTGGAAGAACTATTGTGACACAAGGCACTGATCAAAATATCTGGTTTACCCAGCTAAATAACACACTGGAACACTAGCATGGCTGATACAACCGACATTGAAAAGAAAAGTCTAGAAGCGCACGTGGAATTGTGTGCTGAAAGATACAAAGCATTGGAATTGCAGTTTACTGATGTCAAACGGGACATATCAGACATCAAAGAAATGTCTCAAGCCATGCACACTTTGATACATCGTTTGACAGAAAAACGCAGCAGTCAATTGATCAATTGGGGTATAGGAATTATTGGTACGCTGCTGGCTGCATGCGGCTGGCTAATAGCACAATACGTCAAAACTCTATGACCCAAGAACAAAAACTAGAACGTTTTGCTGAACGTGAGTTCAAGCGCAATCTCAACAACATGATTGTGGAAGACAACAAAAATGGTTATGTGGTTTTTGGCAAGTACTATCTAACTCCGCAAGATCACGGCTGTTTGGTGAGTACCTGGACTCGAGAAATTCATTGTTTTGCTAGCAAACGCAACGCCATCAGTTGGTGTGTGGCAGACAAATACAATCAATTCACATTGGCCAACACAATATTGAATTTAGACCGTAAAAAACAAATATTGACCGCAGATATACACTGTCGACAAAGTGTTGGCAAGCGTAGCAAATCAGACCACTTTTATGAAATCACACACATGAAAGTACAGCCCAAGCTATCTCTACTGAGTTCAGTTTCATCTGAATTGGAGAAATGTGTAAATCTGGCTAAATACATGCAAATTAGAGGATTCTCAAATGAAACTGCACGAACTATCGGCACCACAGCCAAGTAAACAAATTGCCAAGGTATTTGAAAGTTACTTTGGATCACGCATCAGCTTTGATCAGTTGTCTCATCATCAAACTGCCAGCATGCTGAATCGTGTGCAAGGCCTGTTGCGCGAACACCAAAGCACGCCTGCTCGTCACACCAGCGAGCAAAATCCCAGCTATCTCAAGCTGGTCATGATGGAACAGGCCTTGCGTGGTCGACTCAAAGAAATGGATGCACCAGGTGCTACAGGTGCTACCGCCGCTGGGCAAGTTAATCCAGCATTGGCGGCTGCCAAGGTCAAGAACCCCAAGTTGGCTGCGGCTTTGAAAAAATCCACAGCTGGTCAAACTCTGACTCCTGATGAACAAAAGCTAGTGGCAGGTGCTGCATTGATGACTGCTGAAAGTTATCGCCGTCGCCAGTCTAGCCGCCAACTCACTGAAAGCGAAGTACAACAAGCTCAAGTGGTGCTTGCTGCGCAAGATATGGTTGACAAGATGCAAGGCATGTTGGAAGATGTGAGCGAACTTCAGTTCAAAGAACTGCCAGCTCTAGTAGACAGTATCAAAAATCAAGTAGGCATAGAACAGGCCACTCAGTTCAACGGTGATGCCAGTGCTGCACTCAGCGGACTCATGCAGAATCTGCAACAAGCCAAACAACAAATGGATCAAGCTTTGGGCGTGGTAACTGGAACAACTCCTGCTCCAGTTGATGCTGCTGCTGCAGGTGCTATGGCAGGTGCTGAAGCAGGCGCTGACATTGGTGCTGACCTAGGTGCTGATGTTGGTGCTGAACTAGATGCTGATGCTGAAGCAGCAGCAGATGATATGGACGCTGAAGAACCAGCTGGCGCTGCACTGGGCCGAGCACGTAGATAATGCGCATCTGCGAAGTAGCTGATTTATCTGAGTTTACACCCAAGCCTGATCAGCTAATGGGCTTGGTGTCGTTTCTCAAAGGCCGGGCTGAAGATACCAACGCCGCCAAAGAAATCAGTCAAGATACTTTTATCAGTCTAGCACAAAGTCTTGATATCAACGTAAACAAACAGAACATTGCTGAACTGGTAGGGCAACCTCCTTTGAGCAACTTGCTGGAACCCCTGACACCAAACTCCACGGACCCAATTGTGTTCAAAGGCGGCGAACCAGTCAACGCAGAAATGCCTGTCAACCAGGCACAAAATATAGTAGCAGCAGCCGCCAAGTCAGCCGCCAAAAAAGACCGCGGCGTCTAACCATTAAACTCACAAACTGGAGCACCTAGATAAATACTTGTATGAAAAGCAAGTATGGTTTATCTAGGTGTTGTCTTTATTGCGGCACAGAGTTTG